ATCATATTCAATTGGAAAAATTGTTCTATTATTAAAAGTCGTAAAAAATCTATTAGATGATGTTACATAGATTTTTTTATGTAATACTCCATCTAAATCTTTATTTTCTATTAAATTTTTATATTCATCAGTTTTTTTATTTTCATTTGTTGTATTTATACTAATTGATATAATATCTAAATTTGTCTTACAAAATATATCATTTGTTGGACATCTTATTGCCGGTGCTGGATGAGGATGAGGATGTGGATGAGGATGAGGATTGGGATGAGGATGAGGATGGGGATGAGGATTGGGATTCGGTGCTGGATTTGGGTTAGGTGCTGGATTTGGGTTAGGTGATGGGTATATATAATTACCATTGACATCAAAAATAGGTGCGGGTTTTGGGATCATATTAGTAAATCCATTATTTTGTAAATAATTTTCAATTTTATTATATATATTTTCTGGTGTAGTATTCGTTCGCATTAAAGGTTCTAATTGTCTAAGTAATTCTCCAAATGATTCATGATGATTAATAAAAAAATAATCTAATGGGTATAATGTTCCCATATTTTTACTATAAATATTATAATATTCCATCCAAAGTTGAATACCATTAGATATAGCATCATCTGTAATAATAAAATAATATAAATCATTTACCCAATCACTTGGACTTGGACTTGGACTTGGAATCGGTGCTGGATTTGGATTCGGATTCGGATTCGGTGCTGGACTTGGACTTGGATTCGGTGCTGGAATTGGACTTGGATTCGGTACTGGAGATGAAATACAAAATATATTAGATGACCAATCAAAAGTATTATTTAAAATATCAGAATTTAAATTACTTAATTCAGTATTCTCTGTAGAAGGATATAGAGTACCATAACTATATTTTGGCTTTCCTAAAAAATCTTGTATATTGGGATTAAGAGATATATATGGAGAATAGTGAGTATTTGATGTTAATTGATAAATTCGTAGCATTGATATATTATCATCAATAATATAATAATGTAATAAATTATCTCTATAAATATCATATGTTTTACTTTTAGTTACATTTAAATAATTTGTATTATCATTAATTATTGTCGTTATTCCAATATGATAGTAACAGCCTATTTGTAATGTAGGAGGATTCTGATTCGGTCCTAAAGATGAGAAACTTGGACTAGCTCCACCAGATTTTTTTATTTTATTTTTTCTAGATTTCATCTAATAATATACTATTTTATTTCATCATATATTGTTCCATTGCTTTATCAAAAGCATGAAATTGTTCTTCCATAGTTAATTTTTTAGTAGTTTTCTTTTCAACCTTTCCTTTATTTTTTAACATTTTTTCTAAATTTTTAGATGATACTGAAGGGTATTGAAGAATTTCCATAAAAAATTTAGGACTTTGAGATACAGCTCTCGATAATACAAGAGGATCTTTTATTAATGGATTGGCTGCTGGAACTTTCCATCGAGGAACTTCACATAAAATTCTAGCACACAATCCCAATAAATTTTTTCTAAAAGAATTTGTTATTCTTGTATCTTGTAATTTGAAAATATTCACAATTGCTATAAATTCTTCATGCATCCGTATTTGTTGTTTATTTGCTAACTCCTTGTAATATTCAATAAATAATTGTAAATAATAATATGATATGTTTTTACCTCCATAACCTCTATCAATAGTAGTTAAACTTCCTTTAGAATTTTCTTTTTTAACTTTTGTTTCTTCTTCAAATCCCCATTTTATCCAAAATAACGCACGTTCTAAAGAATGTTCCGCCAAGGATTTACAAATATTATTTCCAATTATTCGTAATATCATTAAATCTCCATCTCCTTTCCATACTTTATTTACAACTTCTGTATCTCCAATCATTGAAATACTTTTTATCCACAATTCATCATGTGTTTCAACACCCACTTTTGGCCATACAAGTTTTGGAAATGTTGGAGCATCATGAAGAATAATAATAATCTCAGCAATTTTATTTTGAAAATCTAGATTATTATAAAGAGTTTCATCTGGATATATTTTTATTAATTCATCAAGTTCTGTCATACGTTTATTCAAATACATAAATATACGTAAAGATCCAATATTAATATGATTTAAAGCATAATTCCAAATAATTTTAAAAAAACTCATATATCCTCCAGAACATATTAAATCAATTCCAAAATGAAGACATTTGCCAATAGCGATTCCACCAGAATCCATTAAATTCTTTTCAAAAGCATGAATACACTCACTCGGTATATAGCCACACCGGGTGCGAAGATTTTTAGGATCATCATCTAATACACTCATTAATAATCTATAATTTTTTATCTTATAGATTAATACTTAGATTTATTTCTTGATTTTCTTAATTTTCTTGATTTTTCTGACTTTTTTGTTTTTTTTACTTTCCCTCCAACAGATGTTAAAGCATTTAATTTTGATACTAATGTAGCACAAATTGATAATAACGTTGAAAATTTATTTTGTATAATATTTTTTAATTTATTACTAAATGTATCTATACTCATATTAATACGTTTTATAAAAAGACCTTTACTATTTATTAATTGTATATTCGTTATAAGATTATTAATAGAAGCACTTATTTGATCTTGAGTATATGCTCCATAATTATTTATTAAATTTTTTAATATATTAATACTAGTATCAATATCAAATGATGATGGAATATGTCCATATAGAGTAACACCAGAAATGTCATAAACTAAATTTAATTTTTTTCTATTATTATATACATAATTTGTTATATCATTTACATTTTTAGGATATATAAAATATGAATGTGTTCCTACAGCACCATATATATTATTATTATCAGAAAGATCCCAATAAGTAGCAGTTCCTGCCAGATTTTTAAAATTTATACTACAATATTGATTATATTTATTTACTATACCATAATCAATCGTATTACCACTATCATGATAGATTAAGTATAAATATATAGGATATTCAGTACCTTTCGTAAATGATTTACCTAAATCACTAGTATCAGTAGTATTCAAATTCATATGTAAATCGGTACCATCAGTTTTAGCACCATTTCCAATATTATAAAGTCCAGGTTCTATATTTTGTACCCATTTATTTGCCATATCATTCGTAGATGGTGGTATATTTACAGGTATCAATGGCATAGGAGGACTTCTCATCATTAGTGGCATATTTGATAATGAAACTGATTTTGGCGGATATGATTGTATTAATGGCAATACGGGTGATGGTACAAAACTTCTCATCATTGGTGGCATATTAGATAATGACATATATCTTATATTTCATTAGATTTAGTTTTATCACGTAATCTTACTTCTGGAAATCCAGATTTTTTAGTAAGATTCAATGTAGCATAATCCGGAAATGTTTTTACCATCCATTTTGCTCCATCCATTACAGTTTTCTTAGTTCTAAATTCTTGATTTCCTCCTTTCTCAGTATAATACGCAGTTTTAGGAGCATATCCACGCATACGAATAACTCCTCCATCTGCTATATAAAATCTTACAGATCTTTCATAATCTTCTTTATCCATTTCTAATTCTAGCTTCACGCCTTTTGATCCTTTTGTTCCAGGATTAAACATTCCATTAAAACATCCAATAATAAATCGTAAATCTGTATCCACTTTATCATTCATAAAATATCCATTTGGTGTTGGATATATTCCCCATAATCTCAAATTATGTTTCTTACATTCATTAAATCCTTTTTGTATCATTTTTTCTAGATTTACTAATGGTTTCTCATGTCTTTTAGTTGTTGTAGTATATTCAATAAATCCTTTAATATCATCATCCATATGAATAACTGGTTTTCCAATTGGATAATAGTTTGAAATGAAATTTCTTTGAGGGCCTATTTTTGGAACTCCTACAATAATCTTATGATACGTCTTAGGATCTAAAATCTTTTTATATTCTTCTTCTTCATCTTTATTTGCTACAAAAATATCAACACATTTAGGATCAATTTTATATTCTTTTAAAATTTCCAAACTTTTATCCCGTAAGGTTTCAGCCCGTTTATATGATGGTATAGCAATCACATAACTGAACTTTTTATTTTTTAAAGTTTTAGATACCATCCTATTAATCTTTACGATTTACTTTCGTTTCCGTAAAGATAATTTTCGTTTTCTTGATAATTTACTTCTTCTTTTTTTTCCTCCAGCAAAAATTCCTACACTTGGTTGTAATTGTTGTGTTTGTTTGGGTAAAACCGCATTTCTAACTAATGGAGTTTCACCATGATGCATTTCATTTACATGAGGTGTAGCGACTCTTACTATATTTGTAGAATGAGGTACTTCGGAATTTCTATGTTGTGGCATTGATTGCATAGCAGCAGGTTCTGGTTTTTTTCCGAGTAACCAATCAAACATACCTCCACCAAACTTAGGAGCACTTACATTAATACTATTATATACACCATTGAGTTGTCTTCCTACATTATTCTTTTTAGCATTAGAATTAGAATTAGAATTAGAATTCATAGCATTCATCTGTCCTCCAGTTTGAGGAAACCCTAATGGTGCGGCCATAGAACAGCCACATGAACCACCATTTAGCATATTTTTATTCTTATTTTTTCTCGTAGATTTTCTTTTCATCTAATAAGATTAATGAAAATGTTCTTACCTAAGAAATACTTTTCTGGATTAAGTAAAACAAGAAAACTCCAAAGAAAAAAAGAAATTAAAAACTTTGGTTCTAAATCTTGGAAAAATAAAAAAGCATATGTTGGTTTTAAAACAAATATTGGAGTAAAAACAAAAAAATCAAAATATACATCAAACTGGAATAAAAAATTTCCAAACGCAAAAAGTTTAGAAGAAAGATCAAAAGTTACTAAAGTTCCTTTAAAATATATTAAAGAATCTTTCAATCGTGGTATGGCTGCTTGGAGAACAGGTCATCGTCCGGGAGCTACACAGCAACAATGGGGTTATGCTAGAGTTTCTAGTTTTTTATTAAAAGGGAAAACATATTATACAACAGATTCTGATCTTGTTGAAAAAGCAAAGAAAGAATCTAAATCTGCTACAAAATGGTGGGATACATAATCTAAAATTCTTCAAATACTAATGGAATCGCAATATTCAAATCCCAGAACATTTTCATTTTCTTATTCTTCATATCAAATGCTTTATAATTTCCATTATGATCTTCATACATAATTGCCTTCTTTATTTTATTGCTGGCCATTGCGTATCCAATTATTAAATCTTCTTTTATTAAATTATCATTCAAATCATATTCATCAAAAATAATATAATATATATCATTATCACTATCATATATATATTTTTTACAATTTGCTTTATAAGAACTATTAATTTTCTGAGTATAATATTTTTCAAAAATTGTTTTATCAATACGAGTATTTATATTATGAATTGGTTTATCATATGATTTTGGTTGATCTAAGATTTTCATATGACCATTTAATAAAAACATAGGAACTTGATGTAATTGAATTGAAGGAGTATTAAATTGTCTCTTATCAAGAACTTTCCAGCGACTATCATTCATTCCCTTAATAGTCCATGAAGTAGGATTATATGTACTATCTTTTGAATTTGTTATGAATGAATATCCAAATAATTCTTTTTCTTCTAGAGTTTCTAATATTATAATATTCATATCTTTTTTAATTAATTTTGTTTTAATGAATTTATGATTCTCATCAAATAATTGTATTTGATTTACGAAGAATTTATTTTTGCTTTCAAATGATATATAATCATATGAAGACTTAATATAATTTGTAAATCCTGATCTTCCATATGCGGATAAACTATTATAATTTGCGGTTAATACATTCGATGAAGTATTGAAGTTAGTAGGAGTTACTGTTAATAATTCACCTATAATTATTGGATCAAAATAAGAATAATATGTATTAATTGTATAATTATTATTTATAACAATTACTTGAATATTTTGATTAATATCACTACATGATATTACTTTACTTGTATCAATGCCAATACTATATACATATGATTGATAATATGTATTTCCACTAAATAAACCAATAATATAATCAAATGATCCACCCAATAATGAATTATTATTATAATATCCTATAACTTTCGTGTATTGACTTATCTCAACATTATTATTTAGTGCGCTAGTTAATACACTAATAAATTTAGGATTTGTTGCAGTGAAAGGTGTTATACTACAATATGTTTGTAGATCAAAACCAATTTGAGAACCACTTACACTATAAGGAATATAATTTGATAAATTAATCATTGTTTGAACATTGCTATTTGAAATTAACGTTGGAAATAAATACGAATCACGATCAGTTGGATACTGAGAATAACAAGCTATATCATAACGTATATAATAAATAGTATAATCTCCAGCAGTAGTTGTTCCATCAACAGCAAATAAATATGAGAATAATACACGTGTTGGAGTATCTATTTCTTTATAAAATCTCGGTTCTAAATTTAGTGGTAAAAAATCTGAAGGAAGATATGAAGTAATATCTGGAATATTATACGATGGACCACCACCACTGCCTATAGGACCACTACCTCCACCACCACTATTTGTTATGAGAGATGTATATGTAATTCCGTTATCAGATAATAATGATGGTACATCATTCACATATGGAGTATATCCAGTAAAATTACTAATAAGTCCATTAAAAGAATCGTCAAATCCAATATGATCACAATCTATAAATGGACCCATGTGAAGAAGCCATTCAACTGTATAATCAGATGGTTTGCTATTCTCATAAACATTTTGAAGAGAATCATACACTGTAATAATGTAACGATAGTTCAAATTTGATAGATCATCTTTTGTATAAAGTATAGAAGTATATTGTACAGCAGATAAATTTGAAAAAGTAGGAATATTTGTTAAATTTTGGTATGTTATTAATGATTTGATATGAGTTATAAATTGATCTGTTGTAGGAGTAAAACTACAACTATTAAAATTAGTTATCATATCAGATTCATATGTAACAATAGGTAGATCGCCAGAATAATATTTAGTATATCCATTCACTGAAGCATAATTGGAAAGATTTGTTGTAATTCTACTAATACTTTGTATCGTTATATCCCATGTATTTACAGTAGTTGGATCAACAAAGAATAAATAATCATTTCTGTCAGTAGGTTTTACATGATATGGGTTATATACAATTTCTAAATATTGATTTTCAAAATCTATATCTCCATTATAGTTTGAATTTGGTCCATATGAAATAATATTTACAATATAAGAATATAATAAATTATTTGTTGTTACTTTATAATATAATATTCCTTTCATATCATTTGAATAGAATCCTTGGTTTGATAAATATGATACTAGAGTTTGATCTGATAATGTAGTAATTGTAGTGAGAAATGTTGTGTAATTTAATCCATTTGAAACTAATAAATCAGATGTTTTATAATATGAAGTATAAATATTTGTGTATGAGAAATATTCTGGATAATTTAAAGAATTTTGATTTGATAAATAACCTATAGTATTAATAGATGTATTTGATAAATAATCCATGTTAATATAAGTTAAATTTTGATAGAATGATGATGTTATAGAACCGCAAGTACATATTATATTATTAGCAGCATCTGATAGAGAAAATGAAACAACAAAACTTTTATTGGTATCATACCATCTAGGATTTGGTGACTGTGTATCAATATGTAAAAAGGCAATATCTCTAGGTGAATAATCATTATAATAATATATTGGATTTCCTACAGCATGAGTATCATTAATATATGAAGTAGTATTATCTGGGTTTTCTATTTGATATTGATTTGCAAAATATAATTTTCTATATTGAGGTTTTATAATGAGTGTAAAAATAAAATTATCATAATCAATCTTATAATATGTTATTGACAAGTTTTTATCCATTCCTCCATATGTAGTAGCAGAAGGTAGTGATGATATAATAGTAGTATCATTATCTGAAGAAAACTGTTGTAAGAAATATATATCATTAAAAATAGGGAAACAATTATTTCTAACATATGCTTTATTTGATAATACATATTGATTGAATGATGGAGAAAGAGTAATTTGAGTATAATTTGGATTTATACTATTTAAAATAGATATAGGTGTTCCAACATCATTATGTAAATGATTTGTTGTTACAGAATCATAATCTAATGTTTTGATTGTAAAATTAGAACAATCAGATATAAAATTATGGACTAATGTATATGCCACATTTACATTTGAATTACTAGTAGCACCAGCATTTGATGTTATAATATTGATAATATATGAAATTGTATTTTCAGTAACATTCGACATTATATATGATACATCCATTGTATCATAAAATATTATAGTATCAGCGGCAAGAATATTAGTATATAAATTATTTGAAAGATTGTTGGTTTGAGTAGCATCAAATCTATGAGCATAAATATCATTTACTATACGATTCATGAATACATTATTATTAACTTGTATTGGTGAAGAAGAACAATATGCGGAAATTATTTCACCAATATGACTTGATTTAATATTAGTATAATCTGATGGCACAACTCCATTATGATCTATTTGAACTACATTTGATATTACAGGATTCGCACAATCATATATATCATCAATCGTTACAACATATTCTATTAAATAATTGTCATTTTGTGTAGGTGATACATAATAAGGTTGGTCTTTTAGTTGTATATTATTAATTTTATATACTCTATCGCAATTAACATATGTATCATAATCAGTAGTTCCATCAACATACCAAAGAGTATAATTTGTTCTTCCATAGAAACTAATAGTATTTGTATAATCAACATTATATCCATAGTCAAGAGATTTTAAATCATATATAAATTGTTTCATATATATTTGCGTGCTATAGTCATTTACATCTATAGTTCCAGAATCATAACTACTAAAATTACTACCAATTGCTTTTGCTAAGAATTGATCTGTAAAATGAATAGGGCATTCTCCAAATGATTTTGGATGGATAGGATTTTGTGGTAAAGTGATAGAAACTTGAGAAGATAAAAATGAAAATAGAGGTAATTGATAAAATTTTGATGGATAAAAATTGACAATTGTATAATCCAAAGAAGTATAATCAGATATTAAGAACCAATTAATACCATCAAAACTTCCTTGTAAAGTCCATTGTCTGATATATTTTGAAGTGTCATCACCTGATACAAATGAATATCCATTAAGTTGTGTTGGAGTATTAAGTGGTAATATGATTACTGTTCCATGTGTATTATCTACTACTAGAGCATTTCCTCTAGTTTGTAAATTTGTAGAACTTGTTAAAAATGACATAGTTTGATCCAATGATATTAAAGAATTTTTAGAATTACTATCTCTATATAATTGAATTTGAGCGAGTTGATAATCATATGTAAGATTTGAATTTCCAGTGAATTGTATAGAATTATAATAAATATTATTGAATACAGAATCTTTATTTGGAATATTAATAATACTAGTATTTATAGTATATGATAGACTATTTGTAAGATCTACTTGTGTTGCTATTGATATAGGATTATAAGGATATACATTTGTTATACTTGGGGCAGATACTTCAGTATATTTCCAAATAAAAACATCATTTGTATTTGGTGACGAAGGAGTTCCATATGTACTATCAGTAGATTGAGGAAGTTGCCAGAATTTTACTTTAAAATATTTAATATTATTTAAATAATCAACATTTGGTGGCAAAGAAACAATAGATATACTATTGGTTGGGTCATGATATAACATGTGATTTGTAGAATCATAATAGTATATAGACACACCAAAAGTGATTGTTTGATCTCCAATATCAGGTGTTGTATAACTATAGAAATTAACAATATGAGAATTGTATGGATAATTGGGTGTTTTGAATATAGAATTATAATATGTTTGGAAAATAGTCATTAAATTATTTATATTTGCTGGATCAGGTATATATCTATAATAAGAAGTATTTTCATTTACTAGAGTATCTTGTTCTAATACATATATATTATCATCGGATTCTTTATATAAATCAAAACTAAAATATTGTTCATTAAATGATAGAATTTCATCAGGGCTATTAATACTACAGTATAAATCAACATGAGCACCGAATGCGTTTGTAATTTGATGAGCAACTTTTATTTGTGATACACCAGTAATATAAGAAAGATTTGTTAATGTTAATGGAGGCATTAGTGTTATAGGATACCAGTTAATCGCATCAAATTGAAAAGTTAATGATTGTATTGGAGTTAAAGATGTTGTAAGAGAACTAAATGATACGCTATATTCTTCATAAGTTCTAATTTTTTTTGTAAATGTTAATATATAGCCACTATTAATATATTGATAAGTAGCCCCATTATATAGACTACCATATAATTGGCATTGTACAACATTATCAGTAACATTATATATAGTTACATTTAAAGTTTTTGGTAAATAACCATTATAAGATAAATTATTTGCGTATTGTAAAAGTACATCATACCATAATTTTTTACTATTCACATTTATACTTGCTCTAATTGAAGGATCTAAATATGTTCTAGGATTTGGAATAGGTAAGAAATCATCTAATAAATATTGATTTGGTTGTTGTAATTGAAAAAGTTCAACTGTAGGTGCGAGAAGTTGTGTATAATTGAGTGGAGTTCCAACATTTGATATTTGTAGATTTGTTGCTGGTAATGAATCTGATACCCATGAAGCAGAATAATCACATAATTCATCTGATGTAATATTGATTTGATAAATAGCACCCGCTGTTTGTAAATTGTCTGGATGAGCATATAATTGTTTAGTATATACAACTTCTACATAACGATTTACAGGATCTTTTATTCCAACACGAATTATATCTACCATATGGCTATCAGTATAAGGATATGAAGCAAAAAATGTATGTAGAAAACGAGGATTATTTTGTATTCTATCAGACAAAGTATTATAATCAAAGATTAAAGATCTACATCCTGGATTGGGAAATGTAATAGTTTGTATTTTACCCAATGAATCATATGTTAATCTTCTACTATAAGAATACGCATTCCACATATTGCTATTTAGAGTTACTGCGTTTGAATATAATCCTGTAAAAATATTACTGAGAGTATTACTGAATCCTCCTAGAGTATAATTGACATACTGAAATCCTGCTAAGTGTGTATCATTACTTATAACATATGGAGTAGAATCACTAATAAAATATCCAGTATTTCTTAAATGTCCTTCAGAATTTTCATATGAAGCAATATAATATTTACATGAATCTATATCTTGTCCAATAATAAATGTTTTTTGATCTTGATATACATTTGAAGCAGGATCTATAAATTCTGCTTTGATATCACATTGATATTGATTTGGAGTAAATGCTTTTAGAATTCGTAGAATTTTATCTCCATTTGGATTGTTACTATCAAAATTATAATAATCCATAATTTGTCCCATAACAAGAGGGTCTGAACATGGATATTGTGTATCACCGCACGCACCATATGTATTTGTTAATGTAGTTTCTTCTAATGGTTCTCTTAAAATAGGAATATATTGATTTTGTCTCCAAGTTTTATAGATTGCTAATGTAGCAATATCATTAGCACCATACGCATCTTCTTCAGCTTGGCAATAGAAACTTGTATTACATCCTTGATTATTAAGTGCTGTTAAATTTCTAATATTTGAAACAGAATTACTATATCCTATAATAAATCCAGAGTTTGCTAATAAATTATATTGATATGTGAAAGGATCTAATAGAATATTAAGTTCTCCTAAGAAACTTGGATCAAGAGTTGTTAGATTATTTATAAATTCTTTAGAACCACTATCGATAAAACCATTAAATTGTATTACATTTTGTGTAGTAGTTCTTTTATCAATAAGTATTAAATTATTTATTGTTGTTACAAGATAATTTAAATTGCCAACATAAAAAGTTCTATAAGTTAATATTGAATTGCTTGTCTGATTATATATACTAATTATAGTATCTATAGTATCTGAATTTACTAAATTACTATTAATTGGATCTTGAAGAAATGTAAAATAATTATTAGTTGTATCAACATTGTCACCATATTTACAGTAGCTAATAATATTGCTATTATTATCAAAAATTTTTAACATTGTTAAATTACGAAAACTTAGATTAGTTGGATAATATATTAAACCAGTATCAGGATCATTGCTCATAAAAAAATCAACATTTGGGTGACGGGTGAAATCAACACGAGTTTGATCATTACCAGGATATGTAATTAGATTAGCATAAAACTTAATAGTAAAACTTATATAATTATAAAGTGGAATTTGTGTAATTGTATTTGAAAAACTAATAAAATTCGCAATACTGAATGTAGGATCTAATATAAGATTATTATAGTTTTTCCCAGTTCCAAGAAAATTTTGTATTAATAAATAATTAGATTGAAGTTGTGGTAGTATGGCGGCTGTATTATTGCTATTATATGTATTTTGTAAGAATGGTATTAAAGTGGTATAAGTATATGTTGTTCCATATACATTGAATTGTAAAGAATTTATTGTATTATTAGAGAAAGCACTCAATATTTGAAAGTTTGAACCTATATTTGAATCTCCATATAAACTTAATAAATAATTATACGATTCATTAGGATAAAAATAACTTACATTTGTATTATAATTATTTACATCAGATGAATGATCTGTAGTTCCATTCATAAATGTTGGACTTATACCCAATAAATAATTACGTAAAGAAGGAGCATAGAGTATTTGATTTGCTAGTATAAATCGTAAATTATCTCCATATGTTTGTACGTTCGCTAAATATGTAATATAAGGACTGTATGTAGTTTCATTATTATTTTGTATTCTTAATTCTGGATCAAGAGAGCTGCCTGTTGTTTGATACCAAGGATAGTTATCAGCATTTCCAATCGATGTTGGTGTAATTGAAAATCCATTCGCAATTGTATTATCAATCATTAAAAGAGGATTTTGAAAAATACTATTATCATATTTAAAAGGTATAACTACATTGACAGTTCTATTTACATTCGCAATATTTGTAAAATAATCATATTGAACTTCATCCCATGTAAATCCACATTTATTAGGTCCAAGATTACTAAATCCACGTATTCCATCTACACGAACATCTCCATTACTTTGTTGATATGTATTTGATGTAAAAGAAGATAAATTATTAAAAATACCATTCATATATTGTTGCGCAGCTTCTCTCATAAAATCAACATCAGCACAGTTAATAGATTGGATAACATTATCTTTATATTGAGTGACTGGAGAATAATTTACATTTCCAGATGAATTGCCAATATCCATTTGTAAAGAAGCATTATATGCTGGATTATAAGATAGAGCCGCATTCGGTCCGAATGCCATACCATTAATTTGTATAATTAAATCACCATTTGTATCATTGCCAGTCCCAGTATAAAAAACACGAGCAACATTTGTTAAAATACCAGATAATTCATTCGATAAAGTATTTATTAAATCAGTATTTGTGGCGATTTGATTCTGTATAAATGTAATATATGTAATATTAGCTGCTGAATATCCTTGTGATACTGATCCAGAATTAGATAAATTAGATAATGTAGCAGGATCAATACCAGTATTTGCAATAGTAGCCGCAGCAATACCGCTCAATGGATTAATACCAGTTGCTGCGGCATTTCCTTGAACTTTTTCTGATAATAATTCAAGATTTGAATTGAGATATGTTAAATAATTAATTGTATTGGATAAATCATTTGGATTTAAATTTGAAAGAGGATAAGTAGGTGTTAAAATCATAGAGATATTACTCTGGGCCATTTCTAAATCATTTGTATAATTTGAAATATTATTAGAATATATTACAGCCCATGTATTATCAAAATACATATTTAATAATGTATTGTATTGTTTCACTTGAGGAGCATATTCAACTTCTAAACTTCTAACAATATTTGAATCTAATCTCTGAAGTTTATCATAACGTATATCAAGCATATTCGATCCAATTTGAAATACATCATAAATCATAGTTACTTCGTATAAGCCTTGTGATTTATCATAAATATATTGGGCAATCATATTTAACATAGGTTTATTTTGAATATTTAGAGTTTTCGATGCTCCATAATCAACAGGAAGTTTAAATATAGCAGAATCATAATTGGCCAACATAGAAGATAAATCATCTTGATTATATGGTCTTGGTAAATTACCAGAACGTGTAAAGTAATAAACACCAGCAACCACACTAGTTGGAGTTATGCTTGGAGGTGGAATTGTTACTATAGTTGCTGGAGTAGTATTGTAATTTCTAGAACTAGTATCACTAGAACCTATATTTAAAGCCGGATTTGAACCAGCAGAAAAATATAATGTATAATTTAAAATAGCATCTGGACCTTGAACAGATACTGTTCTTACACTTGGTAATAAGCATGCCATATATTTTATAAATTGTATATTTACTACACTTTGTGGTATATTACTAAATGTAAATAATGTCACAGATTCATGCATACCATCACTATCATTAATAGATACCCATGAACTACTTTTATAAGATATAATTCCATCGCAATTTGATGGAACTGGATACATACTTAAATAATCATAAAATGGATTACCATTTGATTGTGGTGTTGTATAATAAATACCATTTGAATCATAATATTGATTCGCATAAGCACAAGAATAAAGGAACGCAAGTTCTATAATTGTTCCATATGATATTCTTTGCCAAGCATTATTTACTGCGTTTTCTACATTTGTTGCAGAACCATACTTACTTAATAAATTAGTATATGTTGCTGAAGTAGTAGGATATGCTGGTAGAAAATTATTAGTATATACAGTATTTGAATTAGCATTACTAATTACACTACAATTATTATATATACTATAAGTATCAGAAGGATCTCTGCCATTCGCTACCCCACAATTTCCATAATCATCTAATGATTGTACTAGTGTGAATTTTTGGGTAGTTGTATCATATGATGTATAAGTACCACCAGATCCATTATTTTTTCCAGTTAAAAAAGACTCATCAATATATAAATTATAAAAAAACAAAGAAGGTACTATACTATTATAAGCAGCAATATTAGAACCAGAGTTTGTATTTGTTGCCAAATTATTCATAAAAGTATTCATAATAGATTGTGTGCGATTATATACAAAACTTATAATATATCTGCGTTGTGTTTGTGGCATAAGAGCAAGATTTTTAGCAGTTATATATCCAATAAATTGTTGTTCTAATGAATTTATAGTATCATTAGGAGGCACTGGATAGGTTGATGCTATATGAAATGATGGGATTGGGTTTGGCCATTTGCCTATACCATTTGAATCATATGTAATACCAGGATCAAAAGTAGTTGGTATTTGTATTGTTGTTCCTTGATTTAATGCTTTTATTTGATTATTCCATAAAGAACCACTAAGATCTGCTACATAGTTATACATTTGAGTTGCTGATTCTGATCTTAATTCTGGATAGAAGAGACCATAACTATAGAATGATGTAAATCCAGAAAATGTATTATTAAAATATGGAACATTAATATACATATCAATGTAATTTGTATTACTGAAATTTAAGGCAGAACCCCAATGAATACATAAAGAAAAATCATTTGATTGATTATTGGTATATGAACCATAAATATTTATTTGTTGTAATTCGGAACCACCACTAGTAATTTCTGTTGTTTTATTAAGACGAGGTGATACAGATGTTATAATACCAGTATTGTCTGATAATTGACAACTATTACCACCATCAAATTCTTGATGTAAATCAGATTTATAACCATTTAATTCTGGCAATCCAGCATAATTACTAATATATGTATTTAATGATATTGTATTCCATAAAGATGTTTTTAAAAATTGACGTTTTCGTATATCAATTAGACTTGCAGCATGGCCTCTCCAGTCATAATAATCTTGTGGAAAAGAATCTCCAGGTATATATGTAAAATAAAATCCAAAATTTTGATCCCCAAAGCCAGGATAATCAGCACCACCATTATGACCACAAACGTTATATATTTCAATATTATTTGTTATATTTTGATAACCACCATATTGACTTAAATATCCCATGAAATTTGACAATTGACCTCCTCTATACGTTGTCAAACTACTCATATACGCAAGTTGTTCGCTTTGAACTCCATATAATGTTGAGAAAGATTTTACTGTAAAATTAGTATCTGGAGATATTGTTGGAACAATATAATCTGAAGATATATATACTGGACTTTGAAATTCTTCAATTTTTTGTTCTCTATAAAAAATAAAATAGCAGGCTAAGCCAAAAACAATAATTCCAAATAAACAAAGAATTATTGTTTTATATCTCATACTTATCTAACTATTTTACCATATTCTTTATATCGGACATGTTTCTCCAGGATGTGTGATGCCATATAAAGCACATCTTTCTGCGGTAGCAAAATTAGATGAATTATATGCTAGATATTGTAAATTATCTTGTGATATTAAGAAATTTAATAAATATTGTAAAAGATCCGGAGATAAATAATATGGTGATAATCTTTCTAAATTATATGCTAGTTGTTGTGTATTTATTTGGGCAATATCTCTATAAATATCTACATTACTATCTTGACCAAATTGTCTTTGGTTAGGATCATTATATTTATGGACAGTTATATTTGATATGTTTCCAGTATATGGAGATGTAGAGTCATTTAAAGTAACAAATGTATTTGTACATGCGTGTCCTCCAGAGGATAATAAACAATTAGATGCTCCTTGTAAATTATATGTAGCACTAACATCACCAGGTGGTGTAGGACATTGTAACATATTTGCATAATAATTTAATGTATTTAAAGCATTCGTCATACTGTCTTCACTTGATAAGAGATTGAAGTTATACACATCAAGATCTGATAATACTGGAAACTCATATTTATCAACGGATGCTAATAATTTACATGCTTCTTTTTGAGGATCTCCATCGGCTAAACTTAAATAATCTTTACATCTCTGTGTAAATTGATATTGATAATTCATATTTTCATTTTTCGCATCGTATGCTTCATTCATAGTAGTTACAATATTTTGATTAGGATTTCGTAAAGTAGTAATTTGTACTGCCAATTTTATTCTATTATTTGTTAATTCATTACATGCTTCTTGCCATCCAAGAGTTCTTGTTTGAAATGTTTCTGTTGAATTATTATTATATATCAAAACTAAAATCAATATAATTATAATACATAAAATTATTATAACTATCATCTCCCTAAAATGGAAGAGGAGAAATATTTATTGGAGCATTTATAGTCGTATATGCAGATGTAGGAAGAGGAGGTGTAGAATCAATTGTAATTAATGGAGAAGCATTATTTGCTTCACTACTAATGTGTATTGAATATTGTACAAAATTATTATAAAAAATAGATGTTCTATCATAATTCGCAATATTTTGTGTAATATCTCCATATACATGTAATACAAAATTACCCGGTGTATATGTGAATAAAGAAGAACCACCAGAACTATAATATAATGGTAAATCATATGTTACACGAATAACTCCATCTTTCCATAATGTAGGACTTTGACTGACAATAGTATGTCTTACACCACGAGAATCTGTATAAGGGGGATTTGGAACACGAATATATTGCGAAACTCTATAATCAGCAACAGTTGGTGATATTTGTATAGCATAATCTAGACTTACAATTTGAAATCCTAATTTATTAGTATAATCATGTAATACTTGCATATACAACGCACGATCTAGAAAGGGGGCTTTTGGAAGAGGATTCACGATTGGAGTAGTATATGGATATGGTTGCATAGGAACAGAATTTATAAATGGATCATTTGCGGGAATACGATTATATGGTTGATTTTTTTTTGGATAGAATACACAAGGACTTTTTTCTGCCATTTGAATCTCAATAAAATCAAGACGAGAATCATTTGATAAAAAATTAGTAGATGATCTATCTGGATTATAATAATCAGCATATTGATTTAACTGATTTTGAACCATAACTCTACAAGAATTATCATTTGTTGTTCCAGATTGAATAATAGCCATTATAGTACTTTGACCTTGATTAAATCTTCCTTTTGGAGTAAAATCTACATTCATTTGTTCTAGAATTCGTTCCATAATTTCAGGATCTGAGCATGTATTTGTACATGTTTCTCCAGTTCCTCCATGTAATGTATTTAATCCATTTAGTTTTGTTTGTAATTGTTGTGTTTGATTAAACATATCTTTCATGCTATCAGTATAATTATTGATTAAATTATTATTAAAATATGTAATATTAGGAACTATTTTAGTATTAAATACATCCATATAAGCATTATTAAAACCATATCCATCTAAAAATGGAGTATCTAAATAAGCAGTATTCTGTTGAATATTTAATCCTCCATTTGAATTTGATATAGCATTGTAAGTATATGGTTGTATATTATAATACTGAGAAGTATTAAATGGTGCTACATTTGAGTTATCTCCATGCCTTGGTTTTACACCAAAACAATGAATAGCATTATTTGTTGTTGGATTTGTAGCAACTAAAGTTGGTCCAGATTTATAAGTATTACTATTATCAGCAACCCATCCTCCAATAGACCAATTTCCACCAGATGCTGAAGAATTACTCATTTGACTTAATGTTGCTAATGAACCATAATTATTACTACATATAGATGCTGCTTGGCTTCGTGTATAAGAACCATTTAGTAGATATACTTCTTTATTTTCATTTTGGAAACCTTCATATGTTTCTTGTGCCATAGTATATGTAAGTGTTCTACGTTGAACTGTATTATTAGAAAACATTACATCAACTTCGTAATCACATGCGTTTGAATCAGATGTATATGCTCTCATAACTCTAAGAACTTTATTACTATTCGCAGGATTTCTATTATAATCTAGTAAGAATTGATTAATTGTATTTGGATTCGCACATGTATTATTTGAATTTGTACCAAGATATTGTTCTACATATTGAGGATACACAACACGAATGGGTTTATGAGGACGAATTAAATCTGGTAAAATATTAAATGTAAAAGGATAATATCGTGGTATATAATCAACATTTGTTATATTTGTAAATCCTGTTAAAAGATTATTTGACATGATAGGTTTATTATAAGAAGCTTGTTTGTATGCTAGAGTTGTATCAGGTAAGTTTGGATTTCGTGTTCCACCTACATAAGCTGCACTAATATTTGATATACTATTTTTATTCATATAAATATAGGATGGAATAGTAGTATTCACATTTCCATTTCCATAAAGAACATTACTTTGAGGTAAGCAGAATGTACAACTAGATAAATCTATTTGATATAAAATACCGGTTGTAACTGTATGACTTGATGCGATAGATTCATCAGGATTAATAGTATCTTCATCCCATATATATTCACACATATTGTCACCTTTTGGTTTAATGCTTTTAATAGAACGAATGCGTTTATTTGGATTTTGTAAAGCATAATTATACACAATAATTTCAATATTACTTGGATCCATACATTTTGTAATATTCATATTTGTTGTTTTACATAGTTTTAGATAAGGTCTTACATCTAAATTTACTCTATATCTTGTATCATATTGATATTGTGTAACGTCAGGATCACAGCCAGCACTCGCAGTTTGATCTAATTTTGTACATCCAGCGACAGTATATTGATTATTTACCAAAGGTACTAGAGGAGGGCGTTGTTGTAAATGTAATTGCCATAACGCATTTGAGTATCCCACTACTGTACTTAGATATGATTCAATTATATTTGCAGCATTTGAAGAACCAGTCGCTGTATTAGGTTGGCCTAAAGCAGTATCAAAAGATCCAGATGATGATGGTTGTGGTAGTCCAGCATTACTAAATAGATTTAAATAATTTATTGTTGCTTCAGTATATGTTTCATAAAATTGATACATAGTCCAATTTGCTAAAACATTTGAATCGGTTAATGAAGTTCCAGCAACTCCTGATCTAAAAATATTACTATTTACTTTAATAAAATTTGTAGCAGCATTTACGAATGTATCATAGGATTCATTTTTTTGTATATATGCTGTTAATAGAATTTCAGCAGAAACATTAGAATTTTGATCTACATGTATTTCATTATTTAAAGCATACAATGCCATATCATATTGATCATCTAGATTCATCCAAGCAGTATTGCTTGTATTTTCCCAAAAAGATGGAGGAGGAATATTTGAATCACATAAAAAGTAGAATCTTCTATCATGATCATATGTTACCACCTCTGAATAATTACTTCCTGTTAATGGATCATATGTAACAGTTGTTATTTCGCACATAATATCAGCACTATATAATGAAGAAGCAGCAACATAATTAATTTTACTAATATAATCAATAGATACAGTACCATCAATATTTGCGGTCAAATCACGAGAAGAATAATCATAATAAAACTGTGCCATTTGAACTAATATACTAGGTTCGCTAAAATCACAAAACATGAAATTTTGACGTGCTGGAACTGGAATACTAGGATCCTTTTGTGTAGGTGATAGTAAAATATATTCTTTAGAATAATTTTTAGTAGTTCCTTGGACCCAAGTCATTGTATTTTGAACATAATTATTAGGATTTCTCATAATATCATCTAAATTTGTATAATAACCTTCTCCTCGATTATTCCAATCTGGATTTCCTCCTCCATTGGCATATTTTCCATGGATTGGTGAGTTTCCGCTAGTGCAATCATAATTTGGAAATTGTATAAATGTTGTAGAGCACCAAGAATAATTTAAATATTTTGGAAGAGTTAGTGATTGTTTATAAATAAGTGTTCCATTATTCGCAAAACACATATATGGATAATAAAAACTTAAAAGATCTCCTAATACTGGAACAAATCCAATTAATACTGTAGCCCATGTTGGAATTAATGAATCTAATGATTGAGATCCATCAGGACAACATCCTTGATTATCAGACATTTTATCGAGAGCATTTGTAACAGTATTTGATAGAGATAATCCTAACACAATAGGCATGATTACAAACCCATAAAAAACATCAAATATTGTTTTTGCTGCGCTAGCAGGTCCCGCAGCAGCAGGGCCCATAAATCCTACACATATAAGAAATACCGTAGCATATATAAAAAAACCAGTTAAATTAAACCCTTCCATAATTTTTCCAAAAACCTCTCCTATCATACCTAGAACTTTTGCAGCAGCACGACCAAGAATTTTTTCTGTCAATGTTGCCTCTTTAGCAAAAGGATTTAATATACGAAGTTTTTCTGTTGTTACTGCCTCTTTAGCAGCAGGATTTTCTATAATAAGTGGGGCAAGTGGATTTTTTACTTTGAAAGGAAATACATCACGAATATCTTTATAAGCAGCTCCAGTTACAGGTTTTATAGACTTTATTACTCTAAATACTCTAGAACCAACTGCTAATAATATAGGTGTAATAAATAATATACGTCCCAATCCACCTAATAATTTTCCAATACCTTTTATTGTTTGTGTAAATCCTTTTTCAACAGCATCTTTAATTGCTGTTAATATTCTCGATTTTAAAACTACCGCCATATCAGCTTTTGCAGCATCATATTCTGTTCTTGCTGCTGCTAAAGCATCTGCATCCAAACCAGCGGCTGCTTTCTCGAATGCTTCTTTTGCGCTATTATATCTAGAATTTATTTGTTGTATTTCAGTATTTCCCACTGCTGTTGCTTCAGCATTAAAATGTTTTATTGAACCCATCATTGCTGCTAAAGTCATTGGTATCTGCCCCCAATTCATTGTTTCATTTGCACCAATCATAGCATTAATAGCAGCTTGATCGTTTGTTTGTATATCAAATAAAGGATCTGAATATTTATATGAATTTCCAATATATGGTAAAGTATCAGGATTATTTATTTGATTTGTCATATATAATTTTTTAAATAAAACAGCACTTGCTGAAGATGGAACAATACCATATACAGCAGATTGTAATGAAATAGAAGAATTTTCAGAATCCCATGGAATTTGACTAGCATCAATATTACCAAATGAACCTCCAATATTTAATATTGTATCATCTGGAGGAATGCTTGGTGATGTACCAATTTCTTCTGGAGTAAAATCATAATAATTAGAACTTAAATCAAAAAATGCTGTAATAATATCTGAAGTTGAAGTTGTATTTGCTGTTTGGAATGATTCAGATACTTTAATATTTTCTTTTTCTTCTTTTTTTAATGCTAATAATAATAGTACTATTATTATTAGTATTCCCAATACTAATAATTTTATAATTTCTAACCATTTTTTCATTTGTAACTACTACTATTGAAAGAATAAAATTTAAATCTATGAAGATTCCATAGATGCTATTTGTGCTTGAAGTGCTATAATATCACTATTATATATTCTAACATTTTTCCAATCACCTATATCTTTAGATTTATCTCTTGAAGTTATATGTGCTGCTAATTGATTTTTATATACTCCTAATTGAAAATTACTATCATTTATATCAGGTATTGTTACTGATGATGATGTGGAAGCCGTAGAACTATTATTACTTATTGCTTGTGATATTGTAGATGCTGTTATAGATGAAACATCAATATTTGATATATCAATATTATGTAATGCTGCTAAACTTGTGATAGCACCCGAAATATCAACATTTGATAAATCTGTAACATTCACTTGAAATCCTTCATTTCTTTTCGGACAGGTAGAACATTCTTCTTGTGGAAAAATTAAACTTTGAATTAATTTTAATTTTGTATTATCATTCATATTTTGAAATCCTTCTTTTTTTGTAATATTTTGAAATGCTTCGGATTGTGTTAAATCATAAATTCCACTAAATCCTTTATATAATATTCTTCCATAGAAAAATAAAAATATTAATATGCTTACTAATACTATTCCTAATAATATCATATACCATTTCATATTGTATTTCTTCCTACTATTTATAAGAAATTACTACACATAAAACCAACGTATGCTTTATCAAAATCTATCTTTTGATTTACTAAACTAGTATAATTATTAGATGCTGTATTTTTAATATTTTGAATATTTGAATAATCAGATTCAATATTTGATAAATAAGGAAGTGCTATGCTATATTTACTAGTATCTGATGTTCTCCATCCATTTGCGACACTATCAAAATGGCCGTAAAAATCATTTACTATATTATATTGTTGCGTTAAATTACTATTAACATTAGCGATATTGCTTAAAGATTTATTATAACTATTGTTTGTTTTTGCTAAAATAGCACATACTTCATTCCAACTATCTACAATATTATTACTTAGTTGAGTACTATTTTGACAATCGGATGTTAAACATAATGTAGGATCAGTTGGAGAAGCAGTCATAATATTATTAAAATTTGATCCTAATAAAGAACATTTTGGAAGACAATATATATTATCATTTAATGATTGTTGTATTTTATTAAAATAAGCAATATTATTAGCTCCAATTGATGTTTTATTTGATTGTGTAATTGGTCTAGTTATTGGTGGTTTTACTCCATAACAATACACACCCGCTGTATCAGTAGAACCAGAAGGATTTTCATATAATTGAGCGTTTGTAATTAGTTTAGGACCTCCTGTAACTTCTATAGCAAGCCCTGTACAATCTGGATTTGTTGCTCCATTTCCAAAATCTAAATGATCATTGATTGGCATAAAAGTTAGATTTGCTCTATCACTTACCCATCCTTTAATACATACATTCATTGTATTTTGAAAACTATCTGATAGTTGTTGATATGTTGCTTGAACTATTCCAGATCCTAAGGCACTACATACGCTAGCCGCATTTGCTTGAGTTACATTTGAATTTACAAAAAATACTTCAGGATCACTATTATATGTATAATTATAACTTTCATAATTAGAAGGACATTGGGCATTTATTGTAGTTGGTGCGTTCGATCCAACTGGTAAAGCAATATAATCAAATCTATCTATCTTATATTGTTGCTGAGGATCAGAACATGTATTATCACTACGTAACATTGTATTTGTAACTGTTGGTGGATTGTATGTGAATCCTTCTTTATTTGTATTTAATAATAATAATAATAATATTATTATTACTATTATTAATAAAATGAAAATTATTTTCATCTACCTATTAACACCTAATCTTTTTCAGATTCCATATCTTCCTTTTCACGTTCTAGACGTTTTACAAGATTTGCTAGACCATTCTGCCATGTATATTTTAGAACAGTTTCACGAGCCGCCTTTCCATGTTCTTCGAGTTTTGATGAATTTAATAAATATTCTTCAATTGCCACACATACATCGTGAGGAGTACATGCTTGAGCCTCTCCTCCTACAGGACAATACACCATTGGTAAATGATAACGAACAGTTGGTTTTACAAGCATTGAATTATTTGTATTACAAAACTCTTTGAATCCTCCAATATCGGGGACTACTTGAGGAACTCCTACACCCATTTGCTCGAATTGACATAGACCAAATCCTTCTCCATCTGCCGTATTAATTCCAATATTCGCAACATTATAAAACATATTAATATCTTCATCACGGAAAGTCATATCCATAGAACTTATCATTAGACGATCACCATATTGTTCTACTGGAACCTTACGTAACATTAATTCACGCTTATACAATCCAAATAAATCCCATCCTCCTTTCTCTCCTTTATCACACACACAGAATAGATATATAGGCTTTGTTGGATACTTTGTTACAAGTTCTACAAATGCCATAATTAAAATATCATATCTCTTACGAGGCTGATTACGATTTAAATTTAGAATAATAAAACGATCATTTGGTAAATTCATTTGTTTTCGTGCTAATTCTCTTGGAACTGGGAAAAATTTATCCTTATCATATCCATGAAGAATTACATCTAGAGGACGAGTAATTCCTTGTTCCTTTAAACACTTCTTCCAAAATGGTGTAAAAGCAAATACTAAATCCGCATCACGATTTAGTATATCTAGATAAGGCTGAAGTTGAGTATTATACACTTGGTCACAATACACCCAAATCTTAAACGTACGAGGAATTCCAGATTTACGAATTTCTTCTAAAAATCGTGTCACAACTGAAAGATCATTATAAATCATAACTATATTTGGATCATTACGACGAATAAAATCGGGAAGTTGTTGATATCCAAACCCTTGTTGAGGAGGTTTTTCTCCTTCCACCGCATCATATACATCAACATTTGAAGGATATGGGCGATATCCTGCTGGTACTTGTGGCATCTTCTGAAAACCAAAATGTGTTAATTTTAACCAAGGTTTCTTTGCTAGTTCAAGAATCATATTATGAGATACTTTAGAATATCCAGTGAATTGATGCATATGTGTAGATACTAAAAGAAATTTTAGTTTATTAGTCACTTCTGTTGTTGTTTTTGCAATAATATTTCCAAAGCCAATTTTAGAAAGATCTAAAGATGATGAATCTTGTTTTGGATTTACTTCTTTTTTGAGTTGCTGTTCTAGAGTTTTAAAAAATGATGGTAGTTCTTGCTGGTTATTCATGGTATTCTAAGATTTTATACAAATAACTCTTTAGATATTAAATTTGAGTTTGAGTTGTTCTTTTATTGTTTGTTTCCATACTTTATAACTATTTAATACAATAAATCTATATTGTTGTAATGTATCTTTATTATTATATAAATGTTCTATAAATGTTGGGACAACAGACCAATTTGGAAAATTTATTAATGGAATATATTCTGTTATAAATTTATAATATTCTTTATTTTGTTCATCATTTACTATAATTGGAATACATCCACATTCTAGACATTCGTAAAAACGGAATGTTTCAGAATTCTGTCCTCCTATACATGGAACAAATACTGTATCTAAAAGAATATTACAATATTCTTCTTTTTTTAAATTATTCGCATCATTCCAATTATCAAATAATTTTAATTGATATTTTCCTAGACTCTTTAAAGATTCAAGAATTATATCTCTATTATTCCAATTTGTTCCAAAAAAACTCCATATTGTAGAACGGAATGGTAATTGCGGAGTTCGTTCGTATGGACTTTCTATTCCTTCATTTATTGTAAAATGATATCCTAGAGGTATAACATATACT